CTTATCCCGCAAGCATCTGCTGGCTTTTATAACAGTGCTGGCTTTGAGACCATCAGCAGATGCTTGCGGGATAAGGATTGGGCAGCAGTGCCAACTGCAATGGAGCTGTACCGCAATCCAGGCAGCGCCGTAGAAGCCGGGCTGCTACGCCGCCGCCGCGCAGAGGGCCGGCTATGGGCTGGTGAGCAGCAACAAGCACCGGCTAAGCTCAGCCCCAATAGCGCATTCACTGCACGCATCACGCCGCACGTGCAGCTTGGCGAGTTTGCATTGTTCCAAGAAGCACGGCGCTTTGACCATCAATATCAGCTCGACACGGCAGCAGAGCTAGCGGCATTTCTTGAACGTGCTCGCGTTAGGTTTGGCGGCAAGCCTGTTGTGATCACAAGCGGCTATCGTCCGCATGCCATCAATGCATCAGTTGGTGGATCTAGTGGGAGCGAGCATCTATACGATGCGCCTAGCGTTGGCGCGGTTGATTTCTACATCCGCGAGGTCAACATCAATCATGTGCAGGATTGGTGCGACAAGGAGTGGCCATATTCACTGGGCTATGGCGCACCTAAAGGATTTGTGCATTTAGGGATGCGACGCGGTAGGCCAAAGGTACGATGGGATTATTGAGCCTGCTGCGTGGATCATTGCATTGATGGCGCAAACCTCGTACCAAAACGCAGTGCAAAACACAAATTCAGGCAAGAAATCTTTGAAGCATGGCAACATCAATGCGCCTATTGCGGCGAGTCAGCAGACACGTTGGATCACGTCAGGCCACGACATAAAGGCGGCGCAACAGTAGCCACTAACCTAGTGCCAGCGTGCCGTAACTGCAATCGCCGCAAGGGCAGTGAAGAATGGCAGCAATGGTTTAATCGGCAGGATTATTATCTGCTTGATCGGGAACTTGCGGTTTTACGCTGGATTCAAGCATTTGATGATAGAACACTTTAGCCTGCCATTCCTGCTGGTGATCTTTGCACATCCCCGCTAGGCATACTCTCCAAATGCTCCCTACTTTCTTTATTGATGGGGCCAAGTGGAGTGCCTGCCAGCGGATTGCCTATTAGCATACGAAGCCGATTGATGCCACGTAATTGAAGTTGGCACATGTGGCCACGTGATAAACCCATGCGTTGCTCTAGCTCGTTCCAAGGCACTGGGTTTCGGCTGTTGCGTGCGTAGATAATTTCACGAGTGCGTTCGTCTAGATATTGTTCGCAATGATCACGCAGCATCTCAAGCTGCCAATCATATTCAACGTCATATTGCTTTTCATCTGCAATCAGATCCAAAATGTTAGATGTATCTTCTTGCGTTGGCTTGTCAAGACTAGTAACGCGATACGCTTGCCGAAGTGCATTAGATATGACTTCAGGCTTTACCTCAAGCATGACAGCAAGCTCCGACATGCTCGCAGTGCGGCCATGTTCCTGCGCAAATAACTGCGCAGTCTTATTCAGCTTGACCAGCATCTCGTGAATGCCAAGCGGCAGTCTGATGATCGGGTCATATTGCATCAATGCGCGGCCAATGGCTTGGCGAATCCACCAGTATGCGTAGGTGCTGAATTTGTAGCCACGGGTGTAGTCAAACAACTCGACCGCGCGCGCAAGACCGATGTTGCCCTCTTGGATCAGATCAAGCATCTCCAGTGTCTGATTGTTGCGCTTGCTGTATTTGCGGGCTACATGCACCACCAGCTGCAAGTTGGATTGCATAAATCGCTGGCGGGCGCGTTCGCCACTGCGCAACTCGCGGCGCTCCTGAGTGGTCAAAGGTCTTTCAAGATCCTTTAGTTCTTTCCACTTTGCAACGCGGCGGCCAAGTTGTATCTCTTGTTGCGGTGTCAAAAGTGGATAACGAGCGATACTGTTCAAGTAGTCGCCAATAGCGTCAGACATGGGAAATCCGTTAGTTCATACAATGGAAGCACAATTCCACGGCGCTGCCAATGCCGCGCGGCTGCGTGCGTTACATGCTGCAGCAGATTGGGGCGGATTGCTGGAATATGCGCTGCTACTTGCTGAGCAAGAAGCAAGCCAGCGGTCTCAAATCCACTGGCTTGCGCAGGAAGCGTCGGCAGCGTTGAGGACTGGTCTAGAGCAGTGGCACCTAGATGCCGCTGAGGAACTGCTTAGAAGCCGTCGTCGTGATGTCTGAGTTGTAATGGCCGGTGACGCTGTAGCTAGTCACTGGCCGCTGGCTCATGCGGAAGAACACCATCTGCCCGATCTTTAAACCAGGCCAAAGCGGCAGCGGCAGCAGCTGGCGACTGTTCTTCAGTTCCAAGGTCAGCACGCTGCCATGCCATCCAGGATCCGCGTAACCGGCGTGTAAGTTTTCGTAGCCTTCACGTGCGCGGCTTGACTTGAGGAAGAACAAGCCGGCAATGTTCTCCGGCATGTTGAACACCTCAATCGTCTGCGCAAGGATGAACTGCCCAGGCTTCAGCTCGTAAGGATTCTCTGCTGTGCGTCCCGCAATGCTGAGCGAGCGCATGTCTAGGTTTTCTGCCGACTCGATCATGATCGTGTCGCCTAGCCGCAGGTCAAGGCTGGCGGGATTGATCAATGCCTCGTCATAGTTTGGCACCATGCCGTCGGTGCAAAGTGCTTTGATCTCGTAGTCGCAAAGAATGGTCATTGGTTGAGTGGGTAGTGATCTTGACTACTGGGCTTCAAGCTCGTCAGCAAAAGCGTAGAGCGTGTGGGCTGAAGTGGGGTGATCGAGTTGATCCGCAGCAGCTCGCAGGGCGGCGGCAAGTTGAGCACGACGCCTGTCGTAAATGTTCCATTTGTCGTTAATGGTTTTCCAGAAAGCGTCATCAACTGCTTGAGCAGCGGGTGAAAGTCCAGACATAGAAGTGGAAGCGACTACTGGGCGTCGAGACAGAACAGTTTGCGGATACGAGCCGCTTCCTGTTCGTAAATCTCCATGCCCTCAAACTCGTCGATGCCTGTAAGACGGCACATTTTTGCAAGATCCTGTCGAAGGCTTTCATCAAAGAGACGTTCATAAAGAAACTCTCGGATTTCGATTTTGTGCTGGCGGTTCATTCAGGAAGTTGTTCAAGAGCGCGGCGGATAGTGTCTGCACCAAGTTGAGTAGAGCTGTTATTGAGAATGTGAGCTAACGCCTCTAGCGCCTGTTCCTTCAAGCTCCGCGGCTTGGGGCGGCGGGCTGCACGCATAACACCACTGGAACAGGGCTGATTGTTTTCTATTAGCAACCACTCACAGCAAGCATCCAACTCCCTGTCAGCTCCCCATTGGGCGCCAGCCATGAATGCCTCTTCTATTGCCCACATCTGGGGCATCCCGTACAACTGTTGCACCAGCTCCGGCGGTGGGGTCATCGGGTGTTGGTTAGTCATTGATAGTCTCCAGTGCTTTACGAATGAACTCAAGTTCACGCATTTGGTCCGAGAAAAACTCACCGCTCTTCTCAAATCGTTTTACACTTTCCAAGGCCAGTTCCTTCAAACTCAGTGGCCTCGGGCGGCGATAGTTATAGAACTCGGTCACATCTTCTTCTTCCCATGCAGCGCACTGTTTGAGGTAGTTGCCACAAGCTAAAAGCTCCTGGTCGGCGCCCCATTGGGCGGCGCGGGTGGCGATGTGCTGTTCGTACGCCCAGTGTTCATCGTTGTGTGGCACGCCTGAAAGGTTGGCGTTGTGCCCCCACTGCTGCACCAGCTCCGGCGGTGGGGTGATGGGATGTTGTTGTGTCATGCCTGCTGCTCTGCATTCTTCCAACGTTTGCGGCGCACGATGTCGCTGACGTGCGCCACGCTGATGCCGTAGGTGATCGAGATGTCGAGCATGGTTTGGCCGCCAGCGTGCAATTGGCGGATCTCGATCGCGTTCTGCGGCGTCAGCACCGCAGTGCCTGGAATGTGGCCAGCCCTAAACCTGCTCATGATGCAATAGCAAACGACGCATGTACCAGTCAGCCTTGCCGTAATCTTCATCGGCATTGCCCTTGTGCTCAGCGCGCCACAAATACTTGATGACGTTGCCTTTGCAGTAAGCGCTGAATCCAGTATCACCAAGCGCTGCCTTGATGGCTTGGATGCACTCAATGTCGCCGTGCTTGTAGTGCGGCGGATGATTGACAAGATCAGTCATTGCCCAGTGCCTCCGTCATGTCGCGTTTGATCAGTTCAGCAATGCGCTCTTGATACAGCCCGGTGTAGGTGCTGCATGTACGACCGCTGCGGGCATACAGCCACTGCAGATAATCGTCACGGCGCTGCTCAGTTTTGTGGTTGATCATCTTGCATTAGCTCCAAGAGTTCAAGAATATGCGCGGCAAATGCCACGTGGGTCATCACTGCATGGGTGCCGGGAAAGCGCCCG